AATTTACACTGCGACATTCAAAACGAATTCCAAACAAAGAACCACTCTCACCTTTGTACAATATTTCGATGCACTTCGGTTCCGTTTGAGTACAAAGACAGAGACAATATTACGACGCACTTCGGTTCCGTTGAGTCTTTGAGAGAGTTTACGGGCACAGCCTATGCCTATATTTACAATACTTTGATGCACTTCGGTTCCAATTGAGTAAATATAGAAGCACTGATTTTAACCCTTGCTCTTCGTGTTCTTGGGGGACCTCAGGATAGATACAATTCAATATCAAGACGCACTTCGAGTTCCTTTGAGAATTGTATAAATAGCCAATATTAAGACGCACTTCGGTTCCTTTGAGGCTATATACTAATTATTATATAAACACCTGACGAAATGGAGGGAGACAATGGAAAGTCATCTGGAGCGAACTGCCCATACCAGAGGTACATGCGGAATCTGTTGGATGCGTTTGGCGACATTGAGTATGAGTATCTGAGTGATGACGAAGTTTTCACTTTGGTACACAAACGTTTAACGACGGCAATGCAGCTAGCAATGGAGAAGAACGACAGACTCTACAAAATCCCACCAAACTTTATGGATCTCAACGAATACCTCAAAGGGAGACTAGCGAGTTATCCGTTGAGTGAACTTGAAGAGAAGTGGGATAGATTGTATTTTACTGAGCATGAGGTAGAGTCTTCGCCAAAAGATGACTCTGATACCGACGAAGACGTGTTGTTCTCAGACGAAGAAACTAGGAGAATCTGGATCAAGTATCTCTATTTTCCTAAGGAATCGTTTGACAATTACGTAGAACACTGCTTTCAAGAACTTTATGAAAACAACGGAGTTAACTATGACACTCTGAGTTGGAAATTGTACTTGAATTATCAAATTGCCAGGAACGCCACGCTTGAAGGTGCCGACACGATTGGAGACATTTTGATCAATGCGGCACGAAAGGAAGCCAAAAGTCGCGACTTCGGATCAGTTCGCGATAATCTCCTGTCAGGAGAAAAGATTCCCGATCCGAATGATATAGATATTCGTTTCCTGCTAGAATTGTGCGGAGACGTTGAACTGAACCCAGGACCCGTCCAATCCAACATTTACAACGCTCGCTTTCTCGACAACAGAGGCTGTGAATTGGTGGAAAAGAAATCCCGGAAGAATCGCAAACCACGAGAGACCAAAAAGAGTGGATGCGAGATCGACCAAGATGAACTTAGACGGGAATTGCGAGAAAGAATACGGAAATTGGCTCGCGAAATTAAAGCTGAAGCGTATGCCCAAGGAGGCTTTTTGAGTGCTCCTGCGAAAGCTGTAACGATAGGACAAGATTTGAACGCGAACCTAGATAAGGTTTGCTCATTTCTTGAGGATGCTTTACCAGGTATGGTCGAGCACGTTACGCTCGTAGCACAAAATACATCCGCGTCAGCCAAGGTGTTATCTGACGAGTTGATCAAATCAATGCTTTGCATTGTTTTGATTTGCTTGTTGATTGAAACCAAGTTCTATAAGACCGCTTTCGCGGTACTTATAGTGGTTGCTCTACGTGTTTTCGGGTACAGTGAGCAAATAATTGAGACAGCTATGGACATGTATCGCGTAATTAGGGCTCCAAAGGCTCAAGGTAATATGGAAGATGTCGTTTTCCATCCGTGGTTGAACACGTGTGGAAAGTTGATTTTCCTACTTATCGCTGTCCTGTGTCTCAAGAAATTACCAGGAAAGAACGACGTAGACACTTTCATGCGCAGGCTCGACAGCTTACCCAAAGCTGTTAAGGGTGCGACACAACTACATGAATGGGTGTCAAAATACTTCGATCTCTCTTTGGATCACGTCAAGGCGATGATTGTTGGTAAATCTTGTGCCGAAATGAAGAAGGCTGAATCATCAAGCGCCAAAGTTTTGGCTTGGGCCGCTAGAGTTCAAGATTTCGTCAGATTGGAACAACGAAGTAAAATCGATAGTGATATCGCTGTCGCCAACGAGGCTGAAGCCTTGTATCACACTGGATTGCAATTTGCAGGAGACACTCTGTTACCTCCAGAATTGCACAAGGTCGTGAACAGTGCGCTAAGACCAGCCCGCGATATATATGAGTACGTCACCCGCTCCCCAATAAAAGGAGGGAGTCGTAAGATGAGACCCTTGATGATTTGGCTAGCTGGCCAGTCAGGAATTGGGAAAACCTCTATGGTGGATCCTCTATGTATCGATTTGCTTCGAGCAATGGGTTATGTGGGACCTGAACATCTCCACTCGTTGGTGTATGGCCGCCAAGTTGAGACGGAGTACTGGGATGGTTACAAAGCCCACAAGATAGTGATCTATGATGATGCTTTTCAGCTGAAAGATGATGCTGTGAACAGGAATTTGGAGGTATTTGAGGTTATACGTTCTTGCAACACGTATCCTCAACACCTTCATATGGCTTGTCTCTCGGATAAAAACACTTTTTCAGTAGCGGAAGTGTACATCTACACTACCAACGAAATGAATGTCAAACTTGAGTCGCTGACTCATGAACAAGCATTCTACAACCGCATGAGTGAAAACGCGTTCACTGTGCGTCCAAAAGAGGCTTATCGTCTAGTCGAAGAAGGATCAACCGGCAATAAGCAGTATCGTTTGGACAAAACGAAAACCAAAGGAGCTATCGATCTCGATGTGTACGAATTCGTGCGCATGCAAAGAATAAATGACCACCCTTCGGGTTGGAAAGCTACGGATGAAGTATATGGCTATGCAGAGTTCTCGAAACTAATGTGTGCTGAATGGAAGAGAAGGAAGACAGAACATCAGAATACTGTTGACTTCCTTAAGAAGTATGCAGAGCGACCCTTCGAGACCAACCCCGGACCAGTGGAGGATATCCCAATAAGACACGATGATGTCGAGCAGGGGGTAGAAGCGCAGATGGGTCGAGATGCAGATTGGTTTAACAATGACATAGCGGAACGTATAGCGCGTGGACAGGATATTACTGATATCTTGTATGAGTATGCTGAAGATGACGAGTTGCATGAGGATTACATGGCTTACAAGAAACAGCAGGCCCAGCCTAGTAAGTGGGACAAATACGCGCGCCGTCTCGAAAGTGCAATTACGGAAGGAAAGAATTTCCTTGCCCGTGTGGTTTCAAAAATAGCCAGCGTCATTCGGGAGAACCCATATTTGACCATGATGGCAACTGTGGGGAGCGTTCTCGCTCTGTATGGAGCTATGCGTTGGTTTTCGAAAGGAGTAACGGAGACTTTTGACGCTGAAGAAGTTACTATTCCCAACGAAACCAAGGTAGAGAACGTTGTGCGTACGGAGGGTTTTGAATCTTACGACCATCGGACTCCGCGCGCTCATCGAGCCAACAGGCAATATGTGCGAGCTGAGGCGATGATAGATGAAACAGGGTACCTGGTAGCCAACAACAAAGTCACTGGCAACACGTATCGAATGTGTATCAAGAGGGATCCTGATGATTTGGTCGTTGGAAACGCTGTGTTTATCACAGGGTGGACGCTCCTCATACCGTACCACTTCGTTTGTGGACTGGCGGGACGGAGAATAGCTGCTGATTCCATCGTGACTTTGTCAAAGCCAGGCTTGGATAAGATTATTGAATTCCCGTTGTCACGAATCTTCCGATACGATACCTCACCAGATGGTTTTACCACTAGTGAGTATTGTGCTCGAATGGAACATGAAGATGGAGAATTGGTTGATGCCATCCTGGTAAACCTGCATGGTTTGGGAGTGCGAATCCATCCTGACCTCCGGGGAAAAATTGTGACGGTACGAGACCAAGCGCACCTGAGTACGACATTTCATGCGATTCTCACAACGATGTCCAGGAAGCCACCACTAACAACGTCACAACAAGTGGTAAAAGGGGTCAAGCCAATGGATAAAATCCTGCACATCAATTTACCAGTTGGGGACAAAACAACGCAATACACCCAACGTGACTGTTACAAGTATTATTCCGTAACGGTCGTTGGAGATTGTGGTGCCTTGCTGGTAGCACAAAATCATGCAATTGTGAGGAAAATATTTGCAATGCATATAGCAGGTGCGGAAGAAAATGGCTATGCTTGTCCAATCAATCAGGAAATGTTAGCGCGTGGCTTCAAAAAGTTCGCTCTTTTGGAGGCTAGAATCACAGCTCAGATGAGTTTTGAGGCACCGAAGGACGCAATTGAAGGACCGTGTCAAACCCCGGAAGGATTGTTCGCCCCTATTGGCAAAGCGCCGATAGGCGTAGGGATGTCCACCAAGACGGCTATACGACCTTCACGCTTGTATGGAAGAATAACTAAACCGACAACTGCACCATCATACTTGGGTAAAGACGCGCTTTATCGTGGATTGACCAAGTGTGGTGTTCGCACAGTTAATATTCAACCAGAATACATAGACGCAGCGGCGAATGACGTCGCACGCTATGTGTTAAACCAGCATGTTGGTCACGTGGATAGGGAACGATACACACGTATATTGTCGTACGAGGAGGCTGTTAAGGGCGTGCCGTACGATGATTTCATGAAGTCAGTGACTCGAGTCACTTCCCCTGGTTACCCCTATTGCTTGGATACTGGAAACATGCCAGGGAAAAGCAAATGGATGGGGCTCGAACAAGATTTCGATATGACAAGTCCAGCTGCTTTGGCTTTGAGGAAAGATGTTGAAAGTTTGTTGGAAGATTGCAAAAATGGCTTAGTCCGTGATGTGGTGTTTGTCGACACTCTCAAGGATGAAAGGCGCGAGCTGATAAAGGTGGAAGCAAAGAAGACTCGAGTCTTTTCTGCTGGACCACAGCATTTTGTAATAGCTTTCCGGCAATACTTTCTTCCATTCTCTGCCTGGGTCATGCATAACAGAATCGAAAACGAAGTAGCCGTTGGAACAAACCCCTTCTCAATGGATTGGCACAACATTGCTGTGCGTATGCGTAGTAAAGGGAGACACATTATTGCTGGAGATTTTAGCAATTTTGATGGATCCCTCAACGCCCAAGTTCTCTGGACAATATTTTGGAAGATATTTGTCCCGTGGCTTAATGATATTGAACCACTTGGTACACCCAAGAATGAGGAGAATCTGCGGGTCTGCACGAGTCTATGGACGCACTTGGTGCACTCCGTGCACATTTGTGGAGATAACTTGTACATGTGGACACATTCTCAACCATCGGGCAATCCCTTCACGGTGATAATCAATAGTTTGTATAACTCAGTTATCATGCGTGTCGTGTGGCAATACATAATGGCGAAAGAAGAACCTAAGTTACGCACAATGAACCATTTCAATCAACATGTTGCTATGGTTTCATATGGTGATGACAATCTACTTAACATCTCGGAAGGGGTAATTGATATCTTCAACCAACTTACCATCTCGGAAGCCATGCGTTGGATAGGACACGAATACACAGATGAAACGAAAACAGGCGAGGCTGCGCCCTATCGGACACTGGAAGAAGTCCGTTTCCTTAAAAGAGGGTTCAGAATGGATCACCTCTTGTGTCGGTGGGTAGCTCCTTTGAAGAAGGATGTCATCTACGAAATGCTTAATTGGACGCGCAAAGGGATTAACCCAGATGATGTGACGATGATGATCATTGATACAGCATTTAGGGAGATCTCTTACCACGGAAGGGAAGCTTTCGAGAAGCTGCGAGGGCAGATACTTGAGCAGCGGGATGTGTTGGTTGAATATCCTCAAATTTTGACCTTTGAGGAGTATCTTTTTGATATTTCAGCCAATGAAGGAGATGGTCAAGCTTATAATTAAGATGTGATCTTACATAACTATACAATTGGTGGAGGTTAATAAAAGGGATGTATTGCTATCTTAATAATTAGGTTACTTATTTAAGTTTACTTCCAGGGTGCCTAGATGCAGCCCATCAAAAACCCAGGAATCCTCCATGCTGCGTTAAAGATTAAGTGGTCTTAACGCAAAAGAACACCACTTGCCGAACAAGAACAAGAAATTTCAACACATCAACAAGAAATAGTCAAGTTTATAAGCGACGGAGTGACTCCTCATTCTGAAGCTTTGCCCCTTATCACACCTTTAGATCAAGCATATTTGGCAATGACCACACGAGAAGAAAGAATTCATACCATTAAAGACTTTCTCTCCCGCCCCATCAGGATCACTTCAAACCTTTGGTCGGAAACTAACACACAAGGTCAACAGTTGTTTTCAGCTAACTTTCCTGAAGTGCTGATTGCTAATCCGATGTTCCGATCAAAAGTTGAAGGTTTCGTTGGGTTGAGAGCAAACATGCGCGTTAAGCTTCAAGTTAATTCGCAACCATTCCAACAAGGTAGACTGCTCATGCACTATATACCTTACGCTCAATATATGCCTAACAAAGTTTCAATGATTAATTATTCACTTCACGGCAAAACTGGATGTCCTAGGGTAGATTTAGATTTAAGCGTAGGTACTGAGATTGAAATGTTGATACCTTATGTGTCGCCACACGCCTACTACAACCTTGTAACAGGGCAAGGTTCTTTTGGTGCGATCTACTTGACGGTATATTCGCAACTAAGAGATCCTGCAGCTGCTAACGGGTCGGTTGAATACACAATCTGGGCATACTTAGAAGATGTGGACATCCAATACCCAACTGGAGCAAATGTTTACACTGGAAGTGCTCCCAATCGTGCAACTCTCGCTAAAGAAATTGAGCAAGGGTTGGACTATAGGACTCTTCGGAAAGCGCTTGTCGCGAACACATATGGTAACAACATTGAAGAAGCGTTCGCTCAAATGGGTCCGGAAATCAAGGAGATTAAGGAACAGGGTACTATAAGCAAAGGTTTGGGTCAGTTGGGAACAACCCTATCAACCTTTTCCAGTTTACCCATCCTGGGACCTTACTTGCGAGCGCCAGCTTGGTTGTCCAAGGCTGCCTCCAACGTAGCAATGCACTTGGGGTTTTCAAAACCCTCAGTTCAGGGTATAGTTGAAGAAACCAAGTTGAGAACAGCTGCACGAATGGCTAATTTCAATGGTGTTGATTCCTCCTACCAATTGGGGTTGTCTGCGTCCAATGAAATTCAGACAGTTCCTGGTTTGTCAGGTTCTAAAGTGGATGAGATGGATCTTAATGTTATCGCATCCATTCCCAATTATTGGTCGCAATTTTCATGGTCGGTGACTGATTCCACAAATAAAGTTTTATGGGATAATTACGTCACACCTTACAAGATCAAGCAGGAACCTGGAATAACACCTCCACGTTTTGTCTGTACCTTTTTGGGTTTTCTAGCCAATATGTTCGCATATTGGCGTGGTTCGCTGGTTTACACTTTCAAATTTGTTAAAACCAATTTCCATTCGGGTCGTCTGCAAATAAGCTTCATACCGTTTTATTTCAACTCCACAATTTCGACGGGCGTACCAGATACGACGCGCGCTCAACGTATTATTGTTGATTTGCGCACAGCTACAGAGGTTTCTTTCACAGTGCCTTATGTATCTTCGCGACCCTGGATGTTTTGCGCTAGAACCGAAAGTGAGGTTTTAGGAACCGTTGGTACAGACATGTACAATGCAGTTTTAGGCATCATACGTGTAGAGGTACTCAATCAACTTGTTGCCTCTAACAGTGTCACTCAATCCATTGACGTTTTGGTTGAAGTTAATGGAGGACCTGATCTCACATTTGCAGGCCCAGGAGGTCCCTCTTATAGGGCTTATTCTGGTTCGACAACAGTGGCGGACGAGTCGAAAGCTTTGTCTTGGGATGGTCAACTTCTTATAAAACCAATCGAAACTGAGCAAGCTAAGACGAATGAAGTCAAGAAAGAAGAAGCGTCGGCACAGATGATGGGTGATAACGAACAAACACCAAGAAATGAAGCTCAGTTGGGTGCACACTCGGAATCAATAGATACTCATCCTATACAGAGCAACTGGTCACCAGAAGCTTTGTGCATAGGGGAGAAAATCACCAGTGTGCGTCAACTCATCAAGCGACATGGTTTACTTGCACGTAAAATCACTCTAAATCAGGCCAATCCTACTTTGTTCTTGGCACCATTTGCGTTTCGCAATCCGCCATCGGCTACACTAGCCACGTCGTCTCCGACGTCGTTGTTAGAGTACTTCCACGATATATACGCTTTCTATCGTGGTGGGATACGCCACAAAATTGTAGCAGAAGGGGCACCAAATTTCTTGGTTTCTATGGTCAATACTCTTCAAGAAGGTATGATTCAATTGCTGCTTAAATTCAATTGGTCAGCCTTTTCATTTTTGCGCTCAACGTTCCCCGCAAATTTGATTCAATCTCCAATTTCGAACACCTTCATATCAACACCCATTGAAGGAGCGATGGAGATACAAGTCCCCTACTACAACTCATCACATATTTCACCTTGCGTTGGGTTTTCCGCTGGTACGACGTCACCTATTTCGCGACGTTCTGCATTGCTAGGTTTTACCCCTCCAGTTATTGTTGGGGTGACACCTATGTTTCCGCCAGGCGAAACCGATGAAATCAACTGTGCTGTATCTCGAGCAGCGGCGGACGATTTCTCGTTTTCTTACATATTGGGACCACCGCCTTTGGTTCCAATTTCTTTTTTGAACGTATAAAGGCACTACATAATCATATAATTAGAACTCGTGGTTGAGAAACCAGGAGTGGGAATTTACTTACTAATTGGTAGAGTTAGGGTAATGGGTAAATTTAATTTCTTTTTATTTTCAGTTTTTCTATAGTCATAATTATAGTCATATATATCTATCAACCGCATAATTAACACGGTTTATCTCTTAATCATTAGCTAAAGAGCTTATACAATAATCAACGTCAGAGCTCTTAACGAGCTAACAGGTTTTTCGGAATTTTCCTGCTAACTGACAGAATTCCAATAAAATGGTGATGGG